TCACCCTCGGCGCATTCAAGTACGCCGCCACGTTCCAGCTCAGCCGTGAGGTTGTCGAAGACTCAGGCATCAACCTGCTCGACTTCGTCGCCCGTCAGGCTGCAACTGGCATGGGAACAGCAGTTAACGCTGGACTCACCGTCGGCACCGGAACCGTTCAGCCTTCGGGTCTAATGGTTGGCGCCGGCACTGGCGTCACTGGTGGCACCGGTGTTGCTGGTGTTCCGACGTACGAGAACCTTGTGGACCTCGTCTACTCGGTCAACTCTTCGTACCGTCGTCGTGGCGCTTCGTTCCAAATGCGAGCAAGCACTGTTGCTGCAGTTCGCAAGATCAAGGACACGTCCGGCAGCTACATCTGGCAGCCGTCGTTCCAGACTGGTCAGCCCGACACTCTGCTCGGCTACGTCGTCAACGAGAACCCCGACGTTGTTGCCACTGGCACCAGCGCAAACTCGGTTGTCTTCGGTGACATGGCTTCTGGCTACTACGTCCGTCAGGTGCGTGGCATTGACTTCGCACGCGACGACAGCGTCGGCTTCGTTAACGACCTCATCACCTTCCGCGTCACCTGGCGTGGAGACGGCGCGGTCGTCGATCAGAACGCAGTGAAGGTATTCCGAGGTGGCGCGTCCTGATCGGACGCCTCACCTTTTACGGGCTTTGTCTGGTTGGTGGTGGCTCGTTGCCCGTGCGAGCCACCACCGGCCAACCAGACAGCACACACGGCAAACGGGCTAGGAGCATCATGGGCAAGAAGAAAGGCACCGGCCATGTGGGTCGTCATACGCAACAGCGAGGTCGAGCTGCCGCCATACCTGGCGCACTACCTAGTCGAAGCGTCAGTGGCGACACCCGTGCAGGAATCTGCTGGCACTCAAACTTCGCAGGAGCAGGCACCGGCTACGGCGTCCAAACCGCGCAAGTCGCGCGCCAAATCAAAGCCACCGGCCGACCCATCACCCTCTCCAACAACTACGGCACCCAGGGCTTCATCACCGAATGGGAAGGCATCGAAGTCCTCCCGACCGGCTTCCACCCCTACTCGGCAGACGTCCTCGACGCTCACCTCAAATACACCCAAGAACAAACCGGTCGACCGACCGCTCTAGTCACACTCTTTGACACTTGGGTTTACAAAGGCGCAAAGCTCGAAGACATCAAAGTCATCGCCTCATGGGTGCCAATCGATCACACACCGGCACCGCCGGACGTTCTCAACTGGTGCCGCCGAGACAATGTGCTGCCGATCGCAATGGCGAACTACGGCGCACGCATGCTCGAGGCTGCCGGCATTGACCATCGCTACATTCCACACGGCGTCGACACCACAGTCTTCAAACCAGGCGCAACCGTTGACGGTGCGACAGGTCGCCAACTTCTCAAGATCCCCGACGACGCATTCGTGGTCGGGATCGTCGCTGCCAATAAGGGCATCGCACCGATGCGCAAAGCATGGGGCGAGAACCTGCTGGCGCTCGGCCAGTTCATGGCCAGCCATGACGACGTGTACGTCTACATGCACACCGAGAAACGCGGCGCACAAGGCGGCGTGGATCTCGTCCAACTTGCCGGCGCTTGCGGTATCCCTGAGAACCGCATCGTCTGGACTGACCAGTGGGCCTATTACGCAGGTCTGCCGCCGTTCGTGCTTGCAGGTCTGATGGGCGCGATGGATGTCAACTTGGCTGCCTCTCGAGGCGAAGGGTTCGGCGTCCCAGTCATCGAAGCCGCCGCCTGCGGCGTGCCCTCGATCGTGTCCAACTTCACCGCTCAACCTGAGCTTGTCGAAGGTCACGGCTACCTCGTCTCAGTGCAGCCCTACTGGGACGCACTGCAGACCTCATGGTTCGCCACACCGCTAGTGCATTCAGTGCTCGAGCAACTTGAGCACGCCTACGACACCGCCAGAGACGCAGACCGAAAGGCTGCTGCTCGAGCGCACGCTGAAACCTATGACAACGAGCTGGTCTTCAAGAACTACTGGCTGCCAGTGCTTGACGAGATCGACGAACTGATGGCGACGTGATCGCCTGGGACCGGCTCGGCAAACGGCACGAAGCATTCGCCACCATTGCCGAGCTACTGCCTCAGGGCTGTCGCATCGTTGAGACCGGCACCGTCAGACAACTTGACAACTGGGAAGGCGACGGCCAGTCGACGATCGTCTGGAACCAACTCGCCACCGACCTCGACGGCACCGTCACCACGATTGATATCAATCCAATCGGTGCCGAACTTGTCGCCGAACTCGGGCTGCAAGCAACGACCGCAATCGTCGGCGACTCACTCGATGTGATCCCAACACTTACCGGCCATTGCGACTTTCTCTACCTTGACTCGTTCGATGTCGACTTCGGGAACCCGCAGCCAGCCGCAGCTCATCACCTCAGCGAACTCATGGCAGCTCTCAACCTGCTGGCCCCTGGCTCACTCGTCGCAGTCGACGACAACCAAGACGACCAGGGCAAAGGCTCAGAGGTTGCGTGGTTCCTTGCCGAGCATGGCGCTAACGAAATCGTCCGCGGTTATGTCCGCGTCTGGAGAATCTAATGGCCATCACCAACGGCTACTGCACCCTCGCTGAGCTCAAGAGCGTGATGCGCATCAATGACACCGTCGACGACACCATGCTTGAGGCACGCATCACCGAAGCCTCGCGAGTCATCGACCAACACTGCGACCGCCGCTTCTATGCCGACGCCAACGCAACCGCTCGACTGTTCGTTCCACCCGTTGCCGATCTCGTAATGGTTGACGACATCTCAACCACCAACAGCCTGGTCATCAAAACCGACTCGGCCGGCGACGGCACCTACGCCACAACACTCACCGCTTCTCAGTATCAACTCGAGCCAGTCAACTCGCTGGCCAAGGGCTCACCAATCACGATGATTCGTGCGGTCAACCTCTCATTCCTCACCACCGTCGCACCGGCCTACCTGCAGGTCACTGCAAAGTGGGGATGGCCATCAGTGCCTTCGCCAGTTACCTCGGCGTGCATCCTGCTGGCTGGTCGTCTCGTCAAGCGTGGCGACTCGCTGCTCGGCGTCGCCGGCTTCGGCGATCTCGGAGCCATCACCGTGCGCGCCATCGATCCCGACGTGGAGCGCATGCTGCGCCCCTATCGCAATCCGGTCGTGGCCTAATGGCTGGCAGCTCACTAGCCATCCAAGAAGCACTCGGCGAAAGCCTTGCAAACATTCCTGGCTTGCGAGTCGCCGATCATCTGCCCGAACAGATCAACCCGCCGATGGCAGTCGTGCAGATCCAGTCTGTGAACTTTCACCGAGCAATGGCTGGTGGCCTTTCCGAATGGCTGTTCACCATCAGCCTCGTCGCCGGCCGCATGGGTGATCGACCTGCACAACGCCAGCTCGACTCTTGGATGAGTTGGGACGGCGACCAATCGGTGCGTGAAGCAATCGAGCTTGATCGCACACTCGGCGGCGCATGCTCGACACTCATGGTCGCAGACATGGTCGCAGTGAGACCTCTTTCGCTTGGTGACGCCGCCTACCTCACCTGCGAGTTCAACGTCACTGTCCACGCATAGGAGCAACTCGTGAACACCTACAAGATCGTCGGCCCACTCAACGTGGTGGGCCACGAACCCGGCGAGATCGTCAGCGATGACGACCTCGAGGGTTGCGACATCGAGCACCTTATCGGTGCTGGTCATCTCGCAAGCACCAAGTCCAAGACCACAAAGGTCGAAACCGCAACACCCAACCAAGAGGACTGATTCGCAATGCCAATCATCGTCACAAACGCTCAAGTCACCATCGGCGGCGTGGATCTTTCCAGCCACATCACCAAGGTCACACTCTCAACAACGCGCGCCGAAGTTGAGACCACCACGTTCGGCAACACTGCCAAGCGTCGCATCGCCGGTCTCGCTGACAACTCGGTCGCCATTGACTTCAATCAGGACTTCGCAGCTGCGTCTGTCGAAACCACGCTCTACCCATTACTGGGTGGAACGACCACAGTCGTCGTCAAGCCCAACGGCACCGCCACTGGCACCGCCAACCCGGCCTACACCTTCTCGGCGCTTGTCACCGAATGGATGCCACTCGATGCGCAGGTCGGCGAACTCGCCTCAGCCTCCATCACCTGGCCAATCGACGGCACCATCGCGAAAGCGACGGCCTAGTCATGGCTGCTCTCATGCGTCTACGGGTTGTCCCTGCACAGGGCGAGCCGTATGAGATCCCCGTTACACCGAAGGTCATCGTTGCTGCCGAGCGTCAGTTCGCTAAGCCGATGACTCAACTGTTCGGCCAGGACGCTTCCTATGAAGCGCTCTGCTGGGCAGCCTGGAAGGGTTCGCACGTATCTGGTCTTGTGGTCAAGCCGTTCGATGAATGGCTCGACGATATTGACTCGATCGAAGCCGGCGACGAGCCGCGCGTCCCTTTAGAGAAAGCATGACGATGCTCGTGGCGCAGGTCTCTGTTGCCACGAGCATCGCACCCAACGATCTGCTCGACACTCCACCGGACGTGTTCTGGGCGATCGTTGCGGTACTGAAAGAACAATCTCGAAAGAGGTAGTCATGGCCAAGAAGGTCAAGGGCATGGCCACCGAAATCGAGAGCGGTGGACTCGAAACCACCGTCGTCTTGAACGGCTACAACGACTTCAAGAAACAACTGAAACTCGCAGACGCTGA